AATATATTATGTATTTAATACTTAACTTATAAGGAGTGTGCGCAATGTTAAACAATGTTACTTTTGTTGGACGTATTACAGCAGATCCGGAGCTTCGCAATACGCAAGTAGGGAAACCAGTAGTTTCCTGCAATATTGCAGTACAGAATAACAAAGAAGACACGGTTTTTATTTCAACTGTTTTCTGGAACAAGCTGGCTGAAACGCTGTCTAAGTATTGCAAAAAAGGCAGCTTGATTTCCGTTCAAGGCTTTCTTAAAAATGATAAATATAAAGATGTGCAAATTTTGCGCGTGGTAGCAGTTCAATTTCACATGCTAGAGCCTAAAAAAGATAATAATCAAGACCTACCTTTCTAAAGTATTCAGAGCGAAAAAACAGCCGTCCGGCTGTTTTTTTGCATTACAGGAGTGTTAAGAATGAAAACAGAATGGTTATATACACCGGACGAATGGCTGAATGTTCCAGAAATTGTAAAGCGCTGTGAAGCGCAGGGCATTACCTTTATTTATATAGTGGGAGGACGTGGAACTGGTAAAACGTATGGAGTTTTTGATTATGTTCTAACCAATAATATAGGCTTTACATATTTAAGGCGTACACAATTAGCCTTTGATACTATATTAACTGACGAATTAAATCCATTTAATCAATACAATGCGGACCACAACATAAATATAATAATGAAAAAAAACACTAAGATATCAGCGGGTATATTTTATGGTGTTGAGCAAGACGAGGTTATAAAACCAAGTGGCAAGGCTATTGGAGTAGCTGGGGCCTTGACAACCTTTTCTAAATTGCGCGGCCTTAGCGGTGAATGGATGAAACTATTCTTTTATGATGAATTTATACCAGAACGACACGAGAAAAAAATAAAAGGTGAAGCTGCTGCTTTTTTTAATGCTTATGAAACAATAAACCGTAACCGTGAGTTTAAAGGTCAAAAGCCTTTACTAGCAATAGCAGCGAGCAATAGCGAAGATATAGGCTGTAGCTTATTTTTAGAGCTAGGCTTGATTAAACATTTTATGAATATGGAGAAAAAAGGCATTGAGGTTAAATTTATGCCAGAACGTAAAATCTGTTTAATTGATTTGCGTTATTCTGAAATCAGCCGTAAGAAAAAAGAACAGGCCTTATATATTCAAACCAAGGGTACCCGCTTTTATGACATGTCTATTGGTAATAAATTCGACTATAATACAGGAAGTAAAATTGAATCACATTCTCTAAAGGGCTATAACGCTATAGCGGCGATTGGAGAAATTACTATTTATGCAAATAGAAAGGGCGACTATTACATATCACACCATAAGTCGGGAAATCCTGAAACGTTCACAACTGACGACATAGGTATAGCAAGATTTAAAAGCCACTATATTCATTTATGGATGGATTACATGGATAATCTGATAACCTTTGAAGATGAAGCCTGTGAAATCGCATTTCAAAAATATTTTGATTGACAAATAGTTATATTGGAAGTATTATATACTTATGGTATACCTAACAAACCGGCCAATGTGCAGGCCTCGGAAGGGCGCGCCGGTACAGTTCAACGCACACTAGGAACTTGATTGTTTAGGGCCATAACAAAGAAAGGGGGTGAAGTGATGACTTGTGCAAGCTTCATTCCTTTTCTTGTTGTTATAGTATTTATTATCTTAGATATTATAACCGGATTAGTAAAAGCCTTTTATAACAACTCGTATTCATCAAGTGAAATGCGCAAGGGAGGCCTTCGGAAAATTGGGATTTTCCTAGCCGTTGTATTGTGTTATATTGTTGAGGTGTGCTTACCTTATTTAAATATTACAATTAATATTCCAATAACCGTTATAGCGGCGGCGTACCTTGCATTTATGGAAATAACTAGCATTATTGAAAATCTCAGCGCATTAAATCCTAATATTAAGGATTTTCTGGAAAGCATTATAAACAAAATAAAGGGAGGTTCTAAAGATGAAAGTAAATGATATTGTTGAGCTATGCAAAGCGGGCTTCAAAGCTGACCAGATTTTACAGCTTGTTGCCGCAGAGCATAACGAAGGGCAGGGCGCGCCTGCTGCGCCTGCTGCGCCTGCGCCTGCTGCGCCTGCTGCGCCTGCGCCTGCTGCGCCTGCGGCGCCTGCTGTCGATAACTCAGCTATTGAATCAAAGGCGCTTGACCAAATTAACGCAACGCTAAAATCTTTAACTAGCGCAATTCATGCAAATAATATTCAAACCGTCGGCGGTGATTATCCTAAAGACCAGAGTGTTGATGATATTATAACCGCCGCAATCATTAACCCACCTAGTAAAGCGTAATAGCTTTACAATTAACGAATATATAAGGAGTGATCACGAATGAGTGTTAATCAGCTAACAGTAAATCAAGCTGCAACTGTTTTTAATGAAATTGTACATCAGGCAACAGGTCAAACGAATTTGAAGGTTACAGACACCTCGTCATTTGTTTCAGCGGCAACAACAGTTTTGCTCACTGGATATGATAAGTTATTGACCGCGATGTCACAGGTATTGACCCGTACAATTTTTAGCATTAGACCGTATAATGCTAAATTTGCAGGACTTAGAGCGAGTCCGGAACGGTTCGGCAATCATACACGTAAAGTAAATTACCTTGATGATGATTTTGAGGATTCGCCCGCCTTTGAATTACAGCAGGGGCAATCTATTGACATGTACACCGTCAATAAGCCGCGCGTAGTTCAAACTAATTTCTATGGTTTTAACACATATGCCAAGCATAAAACCTTTTACGACAATCAACTTGACATGGCTTTAAGAAATCCTGAAGAGTGGGCACAATTCTTCAATGGTGTTATGGTTAACATTAACAGCCAGATTGAACAGGTGCATGAAAACGTAGCAAGGGCTACTATTGCGAACTTTATCGGTGGTGTTAATGTTGCTAATCCTTCATGTGTTGTTCATCTGCTCACAGAATATAATACGTTAACCGGTCAAGAATTAACAGTGAATGATATTTATAAATCAGACAACTTTATCGCGTTTGTGCGCTGGCTATATGCCAGGATTGAGGTTTTCAGTAATCGTCTGACGGAACGCACTCAGCTATGGCATGTTAACATTGTCGGTAATGAAGTTAAGCGGCATACCCCTAAAAATAAACAAAAGGTTTACTTGTTCAACGATTTCATGAGCCAGGCGCGCACAATGGTGCTGTCTGATTTGTTCCAGCGCGATAGCATGAAAATGGTTGACTATGAAGGGGTTAACTTCTGGCAGGCTATAGATTCGCCTGACAGCATTGATGTGACGCCTGTATATACAAATGCAGAGGATGGCACACTTGTCACTGGTGCAGAACAAAAAATTAATAAAGTTCTAGGAGTTATTTTCGACGAAGAAGCAATAGGATTCATTCCTAAAAATCAAGCTATGGGCGCAACGCCGCATAATGTCGCGGGGCGTTATACTAATCTATGGTGGCATTGGGACGAATGCTATTATAATGATTTCACGGAAAACGGCATTGTTCTTCTTCTGGACTAACCCGAAGCCCCGTTTATTCGGGGCTTTTTTAGGAGGTGCAAGCGTTGGAATGTTATCTTTATACATTTTCTAAAAAACAGAATAGCACAAAAATACCAACTAATGGCACATTATTTGATATTAATTTTCTAAGTCCTACAGACATGCTAAATCCTAACATAGAATTAATTCTTGATTCTGAACCTTACGCCTATAATTACGCATATATTTGGCGTACTCATCGCTATTATTTTGTTTCAAACTGGACATGGGACGCAGGGCGCTGGATTGCTTCGCTGTCTGTTGACGCTTTGGCAAGCTGGAGGACTGAAATAGGAAAACAAAATATTTATGTTTTGCGTGCATATTCTGGAGCTGACCACTATATAAAAGATCCTTATTATCCGATTACTAATAAAATTACTGTTGATAATCAAGCTACTGATGATCTGTGGACATTATCACAAATAGGCATTCCATTAAATAATGGTACTTTTGTTATAGGATTGGTTTCTGATAGTGGAATCCCTACATATTATATGGCTGATTATTCAAGGTTAACTAGGTTTATAGACTTTATTTACTCTGATGAATTTTTAAAAACCGTATCAGAAGGATGGTCGCAGTTTGATCAAAGTTGGAAAACTCGTTTTAATCCTATTGATTATATCACATCCATTATATGGTTGCCATTAACTCAATCAATAATTATGGATACACCAGCAAGAATAGGGTACTGGGACGCGGTAGCATTAGGTGCTTTGGTTGGTACTGAGTTCATGCGTACAGTAACGTTTTCATTACCAGACCATCCGCAATCTACACCACGAGCATATTTAAATTATGAACCCTATAGCAACTATTCTATATATGTCCCAAGGGTTGGCATAATTCAATTACCATCTGATTTAGCGCGACAAGGTAATAACACTTTAACTGTGCGTATTGATGGGGTTACAGGCAGGGGTGTTATTACAATAACATCTAATGCTGGGACTTATTATAAAGAATCTTGTACTATTGGAGTACCTATACCATTGTCAGGAGTTAGACAAGCCGGCCTAGATTCAATACTTTTAACAACCTCATTACTGCCGATGGTTACTAATTTAGCAACGGGCAATATTGCAGGTGCTGGACTATCCGCAGTATCAGCTTCATATAATATAAGTCAGCGAATAACGCCGCAATCCTCAAGTATTGGAGGTTCTGGAATTATTGATGAAGGAAATGCTTGCATAGTAAATTCTGTTTTTAGACATATAACATCAACATCAATTCCAGATTTAGGCGCTCCAGTCTATGCAGCTAGAACCATTAATAGTATGAGTGGTTTTATTATGGGTTATCATGCTGATATTGAAATCCCATGCACTGATATTGAACTGGAATCTATTAGAAATTATATAGAAGGTGGTTTTTTCTATGAATGATATATATAGGCAAGGTGCACCTTATGATTATAATCATATCAACATTTATAACAGTGAGATTTCACCCTCTACAGTACATAGCCAAAACGCGGCTTTAACGGGCTATTTTAGGCGTTATTTACTACAGAAGGCTATGAGTACCTTTAAATGGAAATTTCCTGAATTTTGGGCCGAAAATTACCTTTTATACTGCCTTTATTGTTGGGGCAGCTTTACTATTTTCAATACTGATAAATTCGGAGTTATTGCGAACGGGTGCACACTGGGCGGCTATAATGTATTTTATCAACCCTTGTTTTGCGTGGTGGCTAATCCGCTTTTAAAAGGCTCCAGGAAGCTGATTATTGATAAGCAATGTACTTTAATTTATATGCAGCCTGATTATGGCGGTATTATGGATTTAGTCAATTATTATGCTGAATTGATGGCAATTACCAGTGAAGCGCTATCGTTAAATATGTTCAATAGTAAACTAACCTACGCATTCGCTGCTAGAAATAAGAGTACAGCAGAAAGCTTCAAAAAAATGCTCGATATGGTTAACCGTGGCGATAGCGCCGTATTTTATGATAATAAGCTAGTCAATAATCAAGGGGATCCTTTGTTTCAGTATTTTCAATCAGACCTAAATAAAAATTATATCGCAAGTGATATTCTGGTAGACCTTCAGAAAATAGAGAATCAATTTGCGCAAGACATAGGTTTGCCAAATGCCAACACCGAAAAGAAGGAAAGGCAAATTGTTGACGAGGTTAATGCGAATAATGTGGAAACATTTACACGCTGCGATATGTGGCTAAAAACATTAAAAAAACAATGCGAGAAAGCTAACAATATGTTTCAAGCTGATTTGATTTCTGTTGATTGGCGTGTAAATCCTTTAGAAAATGGGGGAGGTGTTATGAGTGAAAGCCTGGCTGTCAATTCTAGGCCTGTATAACTATGATGATTCAATTTTTGATAAATTCGTAGTGCCGACAGGCATGGATAAAGAACTAATTATTAATAACATTTTACTAGAGCTTGCAGAGCTTGAGGTCATATACCCTGAACCTAACACTATGAAGAACGCTATTGGCTTCTGGTCACAAGGCCAGCTTGATAGCTGGCAAAGAATGTATGACGCTATGCAATTAGAATATGACCCTATTTATAATTATGACCGATTCGAGGAGTGGCTAGATTCTAATCAATCACATTCTAACTCAACCGGTACCAGTAACGGCACATCAAAACATCAGGTGAATGCATTCAATAAAGGCCTTTCAGACAGCGACAATAATATAGTAGATAATACAAATACTGATAATTCAAATGGTTCTTCGATAGGCGCACATAATGGGCATATGTATGGAAACATAGGGGTGACTACAAGTCAAGATATGCTCCTTAGCGAGGTCAACGTCTCTAAATTCATAGTACAGGATTATATAATTGAACAGTTTAAAGACCGGTTTTGTCTTTTAGTTTATTAGTGAAAGGATGATTATAATGGCTTTTGAACAATTTCCATATAGCAATTTCCACGACCTAAACCTTGATTGGATTATTAGTGAAGTAAAAAAGGCAATTGAAGGTTTTAAAGCACTTTCCGACAAAACAGATGATTTTGAAACAACTTTAAATAATGCGCTTGAATATATCAATAATTATTTTAAAAATCTTGATGTTCAAGAAGAAATTAATAATAAATTAGAAGAAATGAAAGAGAACGGCGAACTTGCTAATATTATCGCGGCGTTCCTTAAAGCGCCTAATTATTACTTATCTGTTCAATCCATGGTTGCTGACACCTCTATTACAAATAATTCAGTAGCAATCACAGCATCCTATAATACAGCTGCTAATGATGGAAGCTGTCTATATTGGATTCACACGCCTAAAACTTATGATTTTGAAATAGCCCTGTCTAATAATTTGTATGCATACCCGTGCCCAATGGGCATCCCTACTGTTCGGGAATTTGGCGCAACATCAAATAATGACATTGAAACACCATTAAAAAACTTAATTAATTATAGTACTACTACAAACAACCCTTGTGATATTAGTGGACCGTATCAACTAAAAAACCCACAATACATAAACAAAAAATATCTAGCTAATTATAATTTAACATCAGATGCTGGCGTTGTATATACTAAAAATATTGATATAAACACTAATGGCTATGACTATATTCAAAGTGATTCTCGTATAACATCGAATATTCAGGGCGGATGTGTCGTTGACATTAATTATACGGGGAATAGTAACCAATATGTTACGTTATCAGCAGAACATCAAGTAATACTTTATAATAAAGATTTTAAGGTTGAGGCGGTAACCACAGGGCCGGATATGTTGGGACATGGTAACGATATTACATTTAATGGATATACTTCAACTTACTACGTTGCACCTATGACCGATAACGGAACCATTTGCACATCGAATAGTTACAAGGGTCCATGGACTAAAAAGACGTTGCCTGAAATTACAGCGCCGGTTTCTAATGTTGCTTATGATCCAGTTAACAGATGTTTATACGTTTATGGCGGGGGGTTGTATATCTATAACCCTGATACTTGGAAATTAATTCATCAAGTTCAACTGAATCATGCTAATAGGCCTAACCCGTTGCTTCCTAACTCGTTCCAGTATACAGTGACACAAGGTTCTTTCTGTTATAATGGTATGTGGTGTTTATCTTCCAGCGTATTCCTTAACGAAGCATATCCGCAGGCGGAAACAAGGATTGCAACATTCGACCTTGAAACCGGTAATATCAAGCAATGGTGGATTATCCCTATTCCTTATTCAGGATATGAACAAGAATGCGTTATTGTTGATAATTACGGAATTAGAACGGTAGCCTCTGGAAATAATAAATCATTGTGCGGAAGATTCATGCCTTTTGGTTATGGTGACATTCAAAAAGGAATTTCTCATGAAGAATTTACGGTATATGTTGATGAAAGTAAAACAGCTATGGGTGATGGATTGAGTGAAGATTCACCCATGAATAATTTATTTAACGCTATTAGAACCTATGGAAATAGGCCGGGCGTTACTTATTGGCTCCTTAACAATGTTACTAAAGGCTTTACAGTTAGGAATATGGCGCAAGCATGCGTAATCTATGGAGGAGATGAAAATTCTTACGGTTTTGCTGCTAGTTGCACGTTTGCAAGATGTTATAATATACAGTTACAGAATTTGACGAATACAGCAGTTTTAAACTTCCAAAGCTGTACAGTAACAGGTAAAAACATCATAGTAAATAATGTGACCGCTGGAAATTATAGTGCAGCTTTCAACTGTACGGCGGCAAGTACCGTGCATTTTGAAAGTCTTACCGCTACTGGTTGTGATACCGTTCTTAGGTCCGGTAGTGGAAGTGTAGTAATATCACCCGTTAACGGTTCTTCTAATACTGTAGGGCTACAATGTCAATATGGCGGATTTGGTATGACTTGGGGTTCTGGAGCTACAACAAAAGGTAAACGTGATACAAATTCTAGTTGCTTAGTTGAAGGCGCGTTAATATCCGCAACTTAATAAAAAGGTTCAGGTATTACCTGAACCTTTTTTATTCTCGTTTTTTCATATCAGTTAATCGCTTATTAAGAAAATTATAAATGCATGTTGAGCAAGGCATATTCTTTAGACATTTATAACGGTATGTATTATTATGGCAGAAATCACACTTTGCTAAAATGTTACTAATTAACAAAACAATATCTTTCCCCTCTATGGCTCTAACTCGTTCCGAAAGTATATTCACAGTTCTTGAATTAATTAGATAGTCTTCAGTAAAGGACTTTTCTAATCTCATAACTTCCCTTCGAATCATTAGTTCTAATTGTTCAATTGTCTTCTTGGTCATTATTCAAATCCTCCACTAAATCAGTCATTAAAATATCAACCTCTAAATTATGGTTTTTATCAAAATTAAGCCTAATATACACAGCGCCACCAGAAACCACATAGGCAGTATAACCACTTTCAAACTCAATAGGAGCCGTTGCAAATGGTATCAATGCGCTTTGTGATGAAATTTCTGTAAGTTTAAAAAATCTATAATTTGATTCCATTATTCAAATCACTCCAGTCCATTCAATAATTTACTTTCATATGGCAACCCTTTCTAAATGTTTGATTATATAGTAGCACTAATGAATAGCATTGTACAGTTACAATATTGTTACTATTGGTTACAGAATTGATATTTGTAACGGTGTTACATTGGGGAAGTCCAGGGATACCCCCGGGGGGTATATTAGGGT